AGGTTCAAACTATGGAGTTGTTAAGGTACTTCCTTATGGTACTAACACTACTGTTCTTGAAGAAACAAATGGTTGGGGAAAAATTGGAACAGAACAATATATTTCACTTAAATACACTACTAAAATTTGATAAAGATAAACATATTATATATTTAATTTAATTATTATTATTACCCCCGATAGATTTAGATGTTTGTCTTTATCTATCGGGGGATTTTTTTATGCCTAAAAATATTATACAATTTTTTTAAAAAATTCCAAAATTCTTGGTCATAAAACTCTAATTTGACAATTTTGAAATTTTATGTTATAATATTATTGAAAACTATAAAAAGGAGAAAAAGAATGACTAATAAGAATTTATATAATAAAGATTCTATTGAGTCACTTGACCCTTTATCTTTTACAAGACTAAAGCCTGGTGTATATTGTGGTGACACAAATTACAGTACACAGCTCTTGGTAGAGATAATTTCTAATTCTATTGACGAGTTTAGATTGGGTCATGGTGACAAAATTAATGTTTCTATTAACAATTCTGAAATAACAGTACAAGATTTTGGTCAAGGTTTTATTCCCAATGAATTTAGAGAAGATGGAAAGTCAATTCTTGAAGCTGCTTTTAGTGTATTAAACACTTCGGGAAAATACAGAGAAAATGGAACTTACGAAGGCACATCTCTTGGTAGTTTTGGTATTGGTAAGTAATATTGCCTGTTATACCTTTTCCTATTCATCATAGGGGTGCATATACATTTAATAAATAGTATATGTGCTAACGGGGAAGCCTAAAAATTTTTTAATAAATTCATGGTAATCCCGTGGCAAGATTGATTAATCTTATTAGGATTGTTTTCATATAAAATATCAAGATAGAAAGGAAGGTATTTTATATGAAACATATAAAAATGCAAGATTGCTCAGTTAATTTGGTTTATTCTGGTGTATATAAAATTACTTTTCCAAATAATAAAATTTATATTGGAATTAGTAATAATATATATAGAAGAATGTTAGAACATAATAACGATTTTAGAAATAATCTTCCTATTGAATTTGCTATTCAAAAGTATGGGAAAATAACTGAATTCGATATATTAGAAGAAATAGATCCAGAAAATAGAACTTTAATGAGAGAAAGAGAAAAGTTTTGGATTAAAGTTTTTAATAGTAATAAAAAAGAATTTGGTTATAATGTTTCTAAAGGTGGAGATGGTGCAGATTTGGGTAGTCAAAATCTCCAAGCCAAGTTAACTGAAGAACAACTTCAACAAGTTTATAAAGATTTAATGGATAATAAATTAACATTACAACAAATAGCAGATAAATATGAAATGCATTTATCTTCTATTTCAAATATAAATAATGGACATCGTTATTTTCATAGTTCAATAAATTATCCCATTAGAAAATCTAAACCTGGAGTTGCGGGGACTAATAGTGGAAATTCTAAATTTTCTAAAAAAGATGTAGATAATATTGTTCAATTATTAATTGAGAACAAAATGTCTATTCAAGAAATTGCTTCATTATATAATGTAAATGAATCAACAATTAGAAATATAAATAATGGTAAAACTTATAAAAATGATAATTTGTTTTATCCTTTAAGAGAATTTCAAACAGGAAAAAGAAAATTAACCCAACAACAGGTAGAAGAAATTATAAAAGAAATTAAAAACAATCCTAAAGAAAGTTTAGCTAGTATAGGAAGAAGATTAAGTCTTTCAAGTAAAACAATAAGTTCAATTAATTGTGGAACTACTTATAGACAAAATAATGAAAACTATCCTATAAGATAATCAATAAGCTGTATCGACTATCTCCGAATCGGGAGAGTAGAACTATTATTGATACATAGTTCGAAATGGGTATTCTTATTATAGAAGATATAATAAGTAAGATATAGTCAGGGCTTATAGAAATATAAGAATCACCGAGTAAAATTACAACATTCCTTTCACATTGGCTTGTTGTTGAAACTAAGAGAGATGGTAAAAGAGAAAAAATTTGGTTCAAAGAAGGTGTCTTTGAAAAAAGAGAAAAAGGTACTTGCGACAAAGAGGAACATGGAACAGTTGTTTCTTGGCTCCCAAGCGAAGAATTTTTTACTCATACTGAAGTAGAAATAAATAAAATTAAATCTTTGTTTAACACTTTGGTATGTTTGTGTCCTGGCTTAACCATTAACTTAAATGATAATGGTATAGATACAGTTTATTATTCTAAAAATGGACTTAATGATTTAGTTACTACTGGTGTTAAAGATACTGAATTAATTCAGAATAGATTTAACATGAATTTTATAAGTGGTAAATATAAGTTAGATATGGTTTTAACTTATACTTCTAATTATAGCCTTACTTTAATACCTTATGTAAATACAGGTTTGACAGAAAAAGGTACTCATATTACCTTAATAAAGACAATTTTTACAAGAGAATTTAATAAGTTCTTTAGAGAAAAAGGTTGGCTTAAAGAAAAAGATGAAAACCTCTCTGGTGATGATCTTCAAGAGGGAATGTATGTAGTATTTAATGTTACTACTCCTAATGTCTCTTATGATGCACAGGTTAAGAGTACAGTAACTAAAATTGATATGCTTCCTTTTACATCAGCAATTTCAACAGAATTATACAATTGGATGTTGGTTAATGAAAAAGAAATTAAATTAATTGCTGATAAGTCTATTAACGCGAGAAAAGCAAGAGAAGCTGCGAGAAAAGCAAGAGATGCAGCAAGAAATGTATCAGATAAGAAAAATAAAGGAAGACAATTTTTAAATCTTCCAACAAAACTGGTTGATTGCTGGTCTAAAGATAGACAAAAATGTGAATTATTTATATCAGAAGGCGATTCTGCCGCATCTGGGTTGGTAGAAGGAAGAGATGCAGAGTTTAATGCTATTTTTCCAATACGAGGAAAAATGATTTCTGCTTACAAAAATAAGAGTGAAAAAATCTTTAATAACGCAGAAGTTAATAATCTTATAAAAGCTATAGGGTTAGATATAGATCCAAAAACAAATAAATTAATTTATGATATTAAGAAATTAAGATATGGAAAAATATTTTTAGCAGCCGATGCAGATCCAGATGGTGCTTCAATACGTAATTTAATAATTGAAATGTTTTGGTGGTTATGTCCGGAGTTAATTTTGAATGGACATATTTATACTACAATGCCACCATTATTTAGAATTACTACAAACAAAAACAAGTATATTTACTTAAAAGATAAAGAAGCTCTTGAAAAATATAAACAAAATCATCAAAATGAAAAATTCTTAATAAATAGAAATAAGGGACTTGGAGAACAAGATAGTGATGAACTTTATGAAACCTTATTAAATCCTGAAACTAGAAATGTTGCTCAAATCGTTGTGGAAGACAAAGAAAAAGCTGCTAAACTTATAGACATATTATTAGGTGAATCTGTTCCGCCAAGAAGAGAATTTTTATTAGCTCACGAGGAAGAAGCTAATGAGTCGGATTAAAAACAGAGTTGGTACTCTTTCAACGGGAGTAGAAGTTATTTCTTTATCTCAATACAAGAATAATGAATGTTATTGGAATTGCTTATGTCCAATTTGTAAAGAGGTTTGGGAAGTTAGAGGTTCTCGCCTAAATGAACCCAATCCTGTTTCTTGTTGTAAAAAATGTAGTAGTTTAAAAAATTTAAGTAAAATAAAAGAGCCTCATTTTAAAGATATAACTAATCAAAGATTTGGAAAATTAGTAGCTTTAAACAGAATAGATAAAAAAGGTTCAAGAACTTATTTATGGAGATGTAAATGTGATTGTGGAAGATATTGTGAAAAAGAATTACAATATTTATTAAGTGGAGACACACAAAGTTGTGGTTGTTTAGTTTCAACACGAGAAATGAAAATTCAAGATTTATTAAATTTAAAAAACATATCTTTTGAAACCCAAAAAATATTATTTCAAAAATATAGATTTGATTTTTATGTTGAACAAAAATATGTTATTGAATATGATGGTATTCAACATTTTGTTCAAAGAGTTAATAGAGAAAAATTAGAACAAATAAGACAAAGGGATTTGGAAAAAAATAATTTTTGTTTTGAAAATAATATTCCAATTATTAGAATACCTTATTATCAAGATTTTAAAATTGATGATTTATTATTAGAAACAAGTAAATTTATTTTAACAAGGGAGAATGAAAGTGAATACTATCGACATTGAAAAAGAAATATCTCAAAATTTTATAGATTTTTCCCACGAAGCAAATTGCCAAAGAGCTTTTGCTGACGCACGCGATGGTTTAAAACCGGGACAAAGAGCTTGTTTATGGGAAATGTTTGTTAAAGGGTATACAAGCAATAAGCCTCATGTAAAGTCAGCAAAAATTTCAGGTGGAACAATAGCCTCATGGTGGCCTCATGGAAACACAGCTATTTATGAAACTTTCGCCCGTATGTCTCAACCTTGGATAAATAATACGCCAGAAGTAGATTGGCATGGAGCAAATGGTTCTGTTCAAATAAGTGGAGAACCCGCAGCAGATCGTTATACAGAGGCTAGATTAGCAAAAATCACAGAAGATGGTATGCTTTATAATATAAAAAAGCATAATGTTCCTATGAAGTTAAACTTCTCTGAAGATGAAGAGTGGCCTGAAGTGTTTCCAGCTTTAATACCTCGATTAATGATAAATGGTTGTCAAGGTATAGGG